TTAGCCATACCGCCCTCTTTCTTTCCAATGTATTTGTTTAAGTTAATGTTAGGCACGTTTTTCTCTTGTCCTAAAATGCTTCCAAATCGTGTCTCTTGACGATTAATCATACCCTTACCGCCCCGAGTAACACCAACGCCACCGCCCGTACCAAACTTCTTGCCTTTGTCGGCTTTCAAAAACTCTTCACCAACTGACGCTTTAATTCCTACCTTCTTAGCAAAAGCAGGATTCTTAGCGATTGCCGCCATGAAGTTGTGCTGTTTTTTAGATACGCTAGGCACGGGTTTTTCCTCTTTGTGCGATACCGTCGTGGTGTTTAAACAGCTTAACTTTACCGCCTTTTGCTTTTTTTTCTACGGGCATTTGTGCCGCATTATACCGGTCTTTCATAGCCTTCATAGTTTTTACTTGAGGCATGTTTTCTACGGCATTTACAACATAGTCTTTTGCTTTCCCAGCAGCGCCAGCAATAGCCCGACCAGCTCGAGGTAACAAGTCCGCTGTCTCTTCATTCTCCTTACGGTCATCTTCGTAAGTTTGATCATATCCATTTTTAGCCATTACTTACTCCAGAATCCTTGAAACAAATTAGCCATAATAGCACCAATTAAAGCTGCAGCGCCGCCAACACCTAGTAACAGTCTCCATCCACCATGAGCTTCAGCCAAAGTTTTTTGAATGGCTTGTACGGCAGTTTTAATTTCTTGCATTTCTTTAACCATCTTATCCATGTCAGCCTGCAGGTGCTCAATATCGTTAGCGTGAGTGGCTAGTTCCCTAGCCGTTGAAATTGGGTCTATGTTACTCATTTTGTTCCGCACTTCCACCGTCTTAAACTAGCTGCTTTACGAGTTGGTTTGCCGTTCTCATCTTTCATTGGTCCAGGCATACCAGACATTCTAGCGCAAAAAGATTTCTTTCTAGGACCACCTTCAGGTTGTGGAGCTTTTAAATGCGAGCCAGTAGCCGCATTATACTTAGCACGACCTTTGGCGGTAAGCCCAGCGCCCTTAGATGCAGGCAACTTTTCACCGCGACCAACCGCAAGCGAAACACCTTTTTTCTTAGCCATAAAAAATTGTAATACCAGTTACGTTAGATAGTTGCGCATAAATTTGGTTATATACCAATGCGCCTTCACCCGGCAACAGCACGGATATTATAGCTGCTGTGCTAGCACTTGTATCAAAAGAAGTAATCCATCTAGTTGCAATAGCAGCAGAACCTGTACCGGTAATAGTTCCAGAATTAACATCTTGAACTGTAAAGCTATTTGCGTTAACTACCGTAACTACATAATTACCGTTGGTAGCTGTTCCGCCTGTACCTGCTCCATAAGCAATGCCTATAGATTGCCCAGTTACAAGTCCATGAGCAGTCAAAGAAACAGTTACAGTATTACCTGAACGAGTATAGGTTCCGGTTGTTACCGGTGCTGTTGTGCTGTCCCATAAATTAACTGTACCAGCAGTACCTGTAGGTACACAAAAAAACCCTCTAAGTCTTGTACGTTGTGGGTTTGTGGCAAAACTGCTTACGTTTACGTGTGCCGATAATACATCGGTTTGCATTGTCATAATTAATCTCCTTAAATTTTAAAAAGGGGACCGAAGTCCCCCGGGGATCAATTAGTCAAAGTTACCGTATGGGTAAGCAGTTGTAGAACCGATGCTGCCGTCGGCTTGGGTGTAGCTTACAGTGATGTAAAACTTACCGGTTGCCAAAGTTGTCATTGTGGTACCTACAACAGCCAAAGTGCAAACAACTTGTGATAACAAAGCTGGCTGCTGGTTGTTTGTAATATCAGAAGAAGTTGCTTGGCAGTTTACTAACTGGGTACCGCTGTATGAAACAGTTTGACGGCCAGTACCAGAAGTCAAAGCTGCTGTTTGAGCGTATTGTGCGCCGTTAAACTGATTACCAACTAACAACTGAACAGAAGTCAATGTGCCAGAAGAAATGGTAGGGAAAACACCAATATCAAAATCAATAGCAGTAATACGGCTATTAATAGGCATGTAAAATACTACGCCACGATAGATAGCAGTAGCGGAGTCAGCTGTTGGGGTTGCAACTACTGGTGGATATACAGTAGATGATGGGGTGTAAACGTTTCCGTTTAGGTTAGGAATGCTGTTAGAAACAACAAACTGACCTGAAGCGCCGCTATAGTTAGCAGTACCAGATGTAGTATTAGAAAAATCTAAACCAGCAAATTGGGTTAAACGAGCGTAACCAACGTCACGCAAAGCGCCAAAACGGTTGTCGCCCGATAGAATTGGGCCTTCAAATGTGGAACGTGCCATAATAAATTGTCCTATGCAAAGTAAGCCTATACCAATCGTTGCATCGTCTGCTGGGGCAGTCCGGTATAAGCAATCACCCAGTTAGCGTAAGTATACATCTTTTTTAATTTTTGCAACATATTTTTTGGGTAAAATGGGCTGAAATAGGCAAATAATTGGGCGGAGAATGGGTAATGAAATTCATAATAAAAAAAGTGGACACAAGAGATCAAGCGATTCAATCCCTGTTGCTATTTCTGCAGAAAAAGATTTTGCCGTCGGACAGCCCATACAAACCGGATCGGGGTCATTGGTGGATTGCTTATACAGAAGATGGCAAGCCAGTTGCTTTTGCGGGTCTTGCGCGTTCACAGAAATGGACAGATACAGGTTACTTATGTAGAGCTGGTGTGCTTTACGAATATACTGGACACGGACTACAAAAACGTCTTATACTGGCGCGAATTAAACAAGCTCGAAAGCTAGGATGGAATTGGCTAATTACCGATACAACAAACAATCCAGCATCAGCCAACTCGCTAATCAATGCGGGTTTCAAAATCTACCGGCCCGGTCAGCCCTGGTCTTTTCGCAATGCAATCTACTGGAAATATAAGGTAAACGCAGATGCCATACAAAGACAAGAGCGTAAAAAAGCAAAAGCACAAGGAGTACAGCCGTGAGCACTATTTAAAAAACCAAGAAGAAGTAAAAAAACGCACCGCAGAAAAAAAGAAACAACAGCGCATAGATTGGGATACATTTAAACGTACACTTAAATGTGCAAAATGTGGGTTTTCGCACCCAGCAGCATTAGACTTTCATCATACCGACCCCACTAAAAAAGATGCCATAGTAAGCAAATTTAGCAAAGACGGCCAGTACAAACGGGCTATGGAAGAGATAGAAAAATGTGTGGTGCTGTGCTCTAACTGCCACCGAATACACCATTATGAAGAAAGAAAAAACCCAGCCTTGTGAGCTGGGTTTTTTACTAGGGTACATTCAGATTAGAATGAACCGCTTGATCCCCATGCTCCGAGTGGATCGGACCAGCCGAACGAGTAGCGCTCGCGGGATTTGTAACGTACGTTACCAGTATCGAAGTCACCGTCCATAGAATTCTGGAGAGGTGTACGCTCGAAGTGCTTCAAGCCGTTTGGAACGTCGGTTAACAAGAACCATGCGTTTACGTCGGTCAAGAAGTGGTTAACTGTGTAACCTTCTGGAATCGTGCCATTATTCTTCAATGCGTTGATATCGTTGTTGTTGGTGCCAACACGGAGGTTAGTCTCAAGCAAACGAGTTGCAACGAACATTAATGATGGTGGGATTACCAGTTTACGTGGTTTAGCAGCGATCAACAGACCACGCTCATCGGTCCATGCAGCGATTTGAATGGTAGCGGCTTCCAAAGAAGTCTCATTCAAGTCTACAGGGGTAGCAGCAGTATTGCTGTTTGTGCCACCAGAAACCAATGGGTGTGCTGTAGAGAACAGGGCAACGCCGTCGCCACCGAGGTAGCTTGAGCTAAAACCGTTGTTCAATACAGATGCTGCTTTAACTTGCTTGGTATAAGACATAGCACGAGCCAATGCTTTGGTGTAACGAGCAGACAAGCTGTCATACAAGTTATCTTCAATCGCTTCTTCAGTGATTGAGAAACCCAAAGCGATGGTTTCGTGTGAGTAGCGAGCTGTGAAAGCTTCTTGCGCATTGTCATAAGAAATTGCGCCGCCTTCGTTCTTGACTGGAGCAGCCGAGAAGCCAGACAGTTTGGTTTCTTCTTCGAATGAACGCTCAGAGGCTTCGGTCTCATAAATCTCTTTATGCTCTTCGCCATAGCGTTTGTACTCTAAACCGAACAACGCGTTTAGTCCTGGGAGTAACTCTTTTAAGAGCTGTGAACGTGAAATAGCCATGTTATAGCTCCTTTATTAGTTAGATGTACCAGCGGACTGATAGTACTGATGCACGCCAAAGTTCAACTTAACGATGCAATCGGTATATGCGTCACCGGGGTTAGATGGGAAATTGCCGCCGAAAGTAGAGCTGGAGTTAACCAAATCAACGATCTTAACAGCAAGCGCGTTTGTGTTAGCAATAGTAGCTGACAATGCAACAACTGAGTTACCAGAAGTGCTATTACCAGTTGTAGAGCTTGTACCACCAGTGAAGTTTGCCAAAGCAACAGTCTTACCGATAGAACCATAGCCAACAGAACCCAAAGACTGTACTTGATACAGTTGATCTGGATCTTCTACTACGCGAATGAAAATATTGGTGTAACCGGCAGTTACAGCGTTTGCAGGCAGATATTCTGCATACAAAGGATAGCCGAGTTGCTGACCAGATAACTGGTAGCGAACACCAACGCAAACACCAGCAATACCAGTAGAGCTAGTTGTTGGGGTTGAAGTTACAACAGTTGGTTGCCCAGCTGCAGATGCGCCTAATTGCACCAAGTCGCCAGTGTAAATTGGCGCGGTGTTATTTGTGGTCAACAGATACTCGCGGATTGTGCCGCCAGTAAAGGATTGACCGCCAATTAGGCTAACAGGTTTTAGTCCATAAGGACTTGATACTGTAGACATAAAGGTCTCCTAAAAAATTATTTATCGTGTACCGCTTCCGAAACCGCCACCCTTACTTACTGAACTTTTACGCTCACTGTATAAAGGCATACGTGCATCGTTATTACGCATGAAATGGTTATCAACCGAATTCATTTGGTCTTGTGCTTGCTTCTCGTAGTACTCTTTTTGTGCTTCGAGTTGCTCAGTTAAGATTTTGCACAAGATCAAACCACCGATCTCAACGTTTCCATTTGGATCACCCACAATCATAAGTTCGGGATGATCTACAGCTTTAACTGGAACCCAGCCATCACGGAATTTCTGTGACATGTTGGTTGGATTCGCCTGTCCTAGTACCTCTTTAGCAACCCATCTAAAACTATATCCAGGTTCTGGAGTAGGATCAGGTAGAGTAGCCGCTGGGCGGTAGATTGGACGGGTTGAGTCTTTTTCGCGAGTCTCGATATCGCGTGTTTTACGAGTATTAGCCATTACGGGCCTCCTGTTTTAAAAATTCCTTAGCATACAATTCACGTGGGATACCTAGCTTATCAGCGAGCGCTGCTTGGGTTGCTGTAAGTTTGATAGTTTTCTTTGCTCCCGTTGAACGGGTAGCAGAAGCCACTACTGTTGCTGGCTTTTTACTAGGTTCACCGGTTTTTCGGCTAGCTGGTTCGTCGTCCTGAAGCAAATCAGGGAACACAGACTTTAAGCGAGAGTCAATTTTCTCGAAATATTCTTCACTACGCGGGT